GATATAGCGATACTTATCGTTGAAACGATCATATGTATACTTGATACCACTATCGAGTACAACGTATGAACTAGATGCAATATTGTCAAAGAAAGTTATTGTATTACTTAACTGTGTTCCTGGAGGAATAGCTGATCCACCAGATGTAGCAATCTGATTTCCTACGAATGGAGAAATGAATGCGACACAATCTTTTCTACTATTAGCAACACCAGCAACTGCTTGTGCTTTAGTAACTGTATCATTTTCACTAGCCATTGATCCACCCATGATTACAAAGTCAACTGTTGTTTGCTCTGTATCAAGGAATTCGTTATATGCTGTTTGAATTTCTCCAGCAGTATAAGCATAGTCATCAACACCACCACTAAGTGCTCCACCAGCAGTAGGAAGAATCCTTGCTAGTTCTACAGGTGATCCAGATGTTGCTCCATAAGATGCAGCAGCAGAACCAGAGTTCTCACCTTGAGCTGCGTGCTCAGAAGCACCTAAGTCTGCACCAGCATAAACGTAATTAGAAAATTCGTTTACTGCATCTTTCCAATAAGATGATCCACCTTCAGGTGTCTTACCATCAGATAGTTTTGAAAGATATGTTTGACGCTCAACAACTGTGTTATTACTTTCATCAATAACAGCAACGTGAACTTCGTCATATGACAGGTAACGTTCTGAAGCAAATGCAGATGTTCCTGGTCTAGGAGCAATTGATTTGTAAGTTAAACCTGTTGATCCAATTGGTTGTGCGTTCCAATCGAATGCAGCAACAGTAGCACCACCAGTAGCGGTAGGAGCAACTGCACCATTTTGAATAATGTCTGCTGTGTTAGCTGTTACAGAAACAATCTCGTGTGCTGTACCATTACCATCAGTATAATTTGCACCAACAGCCCAACCATGAGCATTTTTGGTTACAGTATAATCAGCACCTCTGTCAACAATAACAACACGTAGGTTGTTACCATCAGCACCAGCGTATCTGGCAGCAAACTTTTCAGTAGTTGCTCCAGCATCAAAATCATCTTTAGATGCAATCAAAGCACCAGTTCCAGATGCGGTTGCGTTCTTTACTCCACTTGCAGCACGTACAACAGCAAGTCTTCCACCGTAGCGTAAAAACTCGGATGCAACTAACCAGTCAGAAGCATTTGCTTCAGCAGGTGTGCCGAAAGTATCAATGAGCTGTCTCTCGGAAGAGATACTTACAATTTTGCCTACAGGTCCAGTACGGAAGGATGAAGCGAAAGCACCTGTAATTGAAGATGCACCTACAACAACCGCATTGGATAAATCACGTTCCTTAACAACAACTCCAGGCGAGACTTGACTAGCCATGTTTTTACCTCGATAGATTCCAATTTTATCTAATAATATTTAGAAAAAACGATTCTTTCATCGGGGAAACCGTGCATGAACTACCAGTCTGGATAGATTTCTTCTTTTATTTTCCTTTTCTTTTTAACTACTCTAGCAATAGTACATACTTTACATTCATAAGAATAAGCAGATGGATTACCTTTCTTATTTTTACGAATCAAATAAAAATCTTCTATTAAATCTTTTGTTTCTCCACAAGATCTACAGATCCTCTCCTTGAACAGGAGGTGTTCCAAGTCGAATTGACTTGAAATATCCATCAGTAGTTCCACATATAGGAGACCTCTTCTTGTTTATCTCCGTAGGCCCACAGATCACCGTCTCCATCCAAGAAGGTATCATCACCCATGCCATCGTCAATAAACCCAAAAGGAGCCATATCTTGCTCAATTTGTTCTCGTTGTTCTTCATAGATTCTCCTTCTGACATCTTGATCTGTCATCTCTTTGAAATACTCTTGCATGACTAACCATGCAAATAGTACTAAACACATAACCAAGTCATCATGATATCCTTCATCTGCTTCCCATGCTTGTTTCTTTTGTACAAAGGTAGTTAACTCTTGGAAAATATGAAAGTCATTAAACAATAACTTGTCTTCTTCAATAATTGCTTTAAGGTTGGCACAACCTTGTTTCTTAACAGTGATACTCATCTTGACTCCTAATTGAGTCTTGTTACCAGAGAATCCTTGTCCTACAATCTGTCCTGCCCTACCTCTCATAGCACACATGAGTACGTTAGGATACTCTAGATCATAGTTTAACATTGCTCCTATACTATCTCCTATATCATTTACTTCTATAAGAATGTATGGATAGTTATAATTTTTTGCTACACCGAAGATGATCGAGGGAAACAGTACAGGCTTAATCTCATTATTTCTGTACTTTGCAACGACCTTATACGGCATCGTGGTGATATCAAACACGATGAAAGCAGAATAGTCGCCACCAATTCCTCTGGCAACGTCAACAGTAATAATATATTCGTGATCCTTTTCTGCTCTCTGATAAATGTCAAGTCCTGCATTGCTTTGTATCGGTTCATTAAATGGTATCGCCTGTAATTTTGCTGGCGATATAAGAGTATCAGCAGATCCAAGAAAGTCGCATTCAAACTCTTGAGCGAACTGTCTCTTGGACGTGTTCTTCATTGTCTCTTCTTTCCACTTAGCATCTCTGCCAGGAACTTGAGACCAATGTACTTCGTTTGTTACATAACCATTCTTACCCCTCTGTGCATCTTCCCACATCTTATAGAAGTGGTTCATACCATTAGGAGTAGATATGATTATGACTTTCGTTGACTTACCAGAAGTAATAGTAGGATAAACAGAGGCAAAGAATTGCTCCGCAACATGGTTTGGAACGAAGGCGAACTCGTCGAGGAAGAGGATATTGAACGACATGCCTCGGACAGCACTTGCAGACGTAGAAGCAGCCAATATCTTTGATCCGTTTTCAAGTTCGACGTTTCCTTTGTTCCAAACCAATATCCCATGTTGCATCCATTTAGGTAAGTTCTCATATGCTAGTTGTAATCTTCCTAGAAGTTCTCTTGCAGTACTAGCCTTGTTTGCAAGAATACCAATGTTAACACTATCATTAAAAATAGCATAGTGTAGAAGGTAAGCAACCACAGTAGTACTCTTACCAGTCTGTCTAGGAAGTTTTGCTATATTAAATCTATTGTTATGAAAGTCCATTAAGATTTCCTTTTGGAAATCATACATGCTAAAAGGTACTAGACCTTCATCCAAGTTAATAATCTGCATGTAATTACATGCAAAATAGAGTGGATCATTTTTACATTTGATCCATTCCTCTACTTGTTTTTTTGTAAATTGTATCTCAGTACCAGCCTTTTTCAGGTTGGGATTACCAAGATATACTTCAGTTGTTGCTGGCATTATCCTGCATCTAATGTACCACGAGATCTACGAAGTTCTCGTAGTTCTTCAAAGTCTTTTTTCTTTGTACCACCATCATATGGCCAAGCATATCCTTCACCAATCATTTGTTCGTTCAATGAAACATTATCCTCGCCAACATAGAGCCAACCAAGAAGCCTACCATACTTCCCAACGCCACCCTTAAGTTCAGTTCTAATAGTGAGTTCATCTTCACCTTTAATTGTTTCAGTTAGTTTTCCTTTCAGCCAATTCGTAGCGTCTATGCCCAGTGCTTTCTCTTCTAAATCTCTCGTTCTCTTCTCTGGGGTGTCCACTCCAGCAATCCTTACCCTCTCTTTTTTGTAAAGGTCGAAACCAAGATCTATCGTGACATCTATTGTGTCTCCATCCAAAACTTTGTCTATCTTTGTCACCCGAAAGTTGTAACAACTCTTCCGACTGGGTGGTATCATCGCTCCCATAATTGAATTCCTTAAGTGAGCTATTTATCATATCTTCTATGGGAGTCCTATCTTTCTTAGACTCATGCTCCCTTATCTTCTGGATCCATTCACCTGTAGGAATTGAATGTCCCATGTGTGCTTCTGCCTTTGGTGCAAACGCAGTAGATCCTATAATACCACCAGCACCAATGCCAACAGCACTAACAATAGCAACTACTTTTTCATTAGCACGAACTCTAAGAGTGAGCTCCTTCACATGACCCATCATGTGTTCTACCTTCGCTTCCAATATTGCTATCTTCGTTTCTTGACTGTGCTCCGTCATTTGGCCAAAATTCATCATACTTAAATATGTAGTAGATTACAACACCTACTGCTATTAATAGTATAGCACACATTATATTAATAGACCAAACGACTTCGCTCATGGTATTAATCGGTTATTCCATATTTTGACAGGTCATACTTTGGTAACCTTAATGGTTCATGTTCAACTACAGGTGGTTTACCTATGATATCCTCAAGGTCACCTACTATCTTCTTCTTAGAGATATGATATGGTGTTGGTGCATTTTGTAAGCACACTTGTAAACACAGTAGTTGTTCGTCAGTAAATGTGAATGTATTACTCAACGTGGATAACTCCTTTCATACCTGCACCAGCGTGAGGTTCACATTGGAATTCATAATTACCTGCTTCAGTAAAAGTAACAGGGAATTGCTCTCCACTCATGAATGCTAAGTCAGAATGACTCAACTCATCATGCTCAAGAAATACTACATTATGAGGAGGTAAATCCCCATTAGTAAATGTAACTGTATCACCGACACTAACGGTGACTTCATTTGGTTCAAAGATTAGGTTGCCATTAGCACCCATCTGTATACCTGCATCAGCAGCATATGCTGACGCTGCCAATGAAAATGATAAGAATAATGCACTTATCATTATTGTTAATCTAGACATCCACCACATAATTTCGTGTTTATGTTTTGTAATTGTTGACATTATACATCATCCTTCTTACAATAGTCAATAAAATGAGGATGTTCCTTTAGGTAGGAAACATCCTCTTTGCTGTGTTCTATTGCTGAATATGCATCCATTGCATACTCACATATTTCGTAATGATGTTGTTCCGTATCGTGGTAACCTACGGTATAGTGAGTCATTTGCTTATAGCACAGTACCCTTGTTCACATAGAGTCTGTAACTTATCTTTTAAATGCTCGTATTCATCCCACATATACTCCGAACCAGTTTGTTCCTGATAGGTCTTACATGCAGTAATTAAACGTAAAACATCTTCTTCGGTAAGTCTCATATCATAATGTAATCTAATACTAGTTATAAGTATAACTTACTACAAGTCAAGCTAGTGTGTGGTTAAGCAGACACTGTTAGTTTGTATATCCTATTGCTGTTCCCTTTACATCATCTCCACCACCAACGTAAACAACATCTGTTGCTTTCTTTTCTATGATTTCTGTTTGTTGTGATAATAATGCAAAAGATCCTAT